AATATAATTTAGTCAATAACAAGGCGAAAAATCGCAGGCGTACTTGACGTACGGCAAGATTTTTCAACGAAGTTAGTGACGAAATTTATCAAAAAGACAGGTGTATACGCTTGTGAAGACAGGTTCTAAATCCTATGTTTTGCTGTTCTTCAAATTCCTGTTCATTTTCGGCTTGTTCCTCTTGGGTGGGTATACATCTTCCACCTGTTCCTCAAACTCGCTTACAGGCTCTGACATTTGCTCACACCGGGCATTTCGTTCCAATTTCAATCTTTTTCTTTGCTTAATCGCATCTTCGGGATGACGCCATGAAATACAGCCATCAAGGTGCGTGTCGGTGACCCGACAGGATATATCGGGCATACATCAGGCTAAAATATATCTAAAACACGATGATTTACCTTGATAGTAATCGGTCGAGCCTTATAAAAAAATCTATTTTAAAAGTAGAAAACGATTTGTCTGTGCGACCAACGAAAGTGCCCTTGTGGTACGGTCACGCACCCCAGTGACCGTCTGAAAAAAGCTGTGCAGATTAAGTGCCCTGTATCTTGTATTGGAGTAGTGTCTGTAAGCCTAATCTGTATTTCCTTTGTACCACAGCTTTTTGATTTCTTCAAGATTTTATATCCTAATGGGATTGTTCTGGTTTTCTTCATATTCATCACCTCAACATCATATTATCATAAAGCCACACAGCCTGCCTGTTGAAATAAAGCCGTCAAGCATGGAAAAGGCGCTGCCGCCATAACGTTTGCAAAGTAAATCAAAGAATGTTATTACTCCGTCTTTTCCGCACCGAATAATTTCGAGATTTCCGTAAAAAAATCAGCAAATTCATCCTTTTCGGCAACTGCCTTAATCATTCTGACAGTTACGACAGGCGACTGCTTTTCGATTTCTTCCGCTGTTTTACCGGAGAGTGAGCCTAAAAAAGCACAGATTTCCTTTTCGCATTCCGGAAGCTTCTGTGCTGCAATTTCAAATATTTCAAAGGCTACGGCGATACCTGCCGATCTGTATCTCTCCTTGCCTGCCATATTCTTAAAGCTGTTAGCCTTAAGGCTGTTTTTTATCTCCTTTACCCCAAACTTTGAGATAATCTTTACAAGCGTAAAAATGTCCTTTGTGCAAAGTGGTCTTAATGTAAATTCATTGTTCATAATATACTTCCTTTCCTTTACTTAAAAATAGGTATGAAAAAAGCGCCCCTTTCGGAACGCTTAAACTTATTTGACAGATTTTGTAAAAGGTTGTATAATAATGGCAGAGCATATCGAATGACATAGGCGGTCAATCCTACTCCCGGAAGGGAGTGATACTATGAACTATATAACACTAAGCGATTTAATACAGCTTGGACTTTTCCTTGTTGCATATACTTCACTTGTTATTACATTTTTTCATAATAAAAGGAAATAGCCGCCCTGAGCTGACAATTTAGGACGACTATTTTTGTTCACTTAAATTGGGAGCGACCGTCTATTCGGTATGCTCCTTTTTTATTATTATACAGCTTTTACAGCATTATGTCAAGTATTTTATGCTGTTTCCTTTATTTCAATAATTTTAATTGGTAAAGTGTCAACATTTTCGTCCGACTGCTCTGCATAAGCCTCAAATGTGTACTTATTGCCCGAAATGCTTTTATTTTTCGTATCAAGTTCCAGTCCGCTTGTACAAAGAGCAGTTTCAAACACAACAGCCAGCATTTTTTTGTCGTTAACACTTCTTGCGACAAGCGCAAGATTGCTGATATAGTCGCCTTCTGCAATATTTGATTTTGTCTTAATAGTTGTTGCAGTACTGCCATAACTTACAATTCCGTTTAATGAACGTGTAATATTATGGCTGTCCAGGTCAACAACAATAGTTTCAATGACACCCTTTTCACCTGTTTTAACGGTAAGACCTTTCATTTTTACAAGTACGCCGTCAACCTCAACATCAGTATATTCAGGTGTAACGGAAACCTTTGTACCATCTTTGGTCGCACCGATTTTATCGCCGCCGTAGCTTTCGTATTTTTCAAAATACACAGTTGTTTCATCAAATGTATCTCCCGAAAATTCAATGTAAACAATACCGCCCTGATTGCCTGTAATCTGATAATAGGTTTTATCCGGCTGCGGCGTCTTGTCAAACGTCTGCTTATAGTGAGTACCGTAAGAGAAATTCTTGTAAAGCACACCTGCACCAAAAATAAAGTTTTCGGTGCTGTCAGGTCTGAGACCTGTTTTTATTGTATTCGCCATAATTATTTCACTCTCCATTCTTTGATTTTAAGATTAATTTGTATGCGTCTTAAGTCATCCGTTCCGGTGGGGATATAACTGCTGTCCGAATACATGACAGCTATTGCACAGCCGTCCGGAAAACACTCTGTAAGTCCTTCCGGCGGAAACAGCTGACGTATTTTCGCCTTGTATTTTTCAAGGTCAAGGACTGCGTCCGACACTCTTGAAGTACCTGTCAGCATAAAAGTATCTTCCGTTTCGGCGTACTCATAGAGTGGTTCTGTTTCGGTATAGTCCCCCACAAAATACGGGTAGCCAATCTCCCCCGACCATTCCCCGAAGCTGTAGGGAATTTCATTTTCCGACAGTATTTTGCTGATAAAGGAAAGTCCCTGTATCGTCATTTCAGTTCCTCCTTGGCAAGCTGATTTGCACGGCGGATAAGGGCAGGCTTCTTTGTGTGGTAGGCGTTGTGAAGCATGCGGCGGGGCTTTTTGCCATTGGTTTTGTAGTAGGCTTTGCCATTCTTACCATAAACGATAATTACTTTACCGTTAAAGGACGGTTTTTTCTTACCGTTACATAATTCAGCCGGCACATACCACGCTGTTTTTCTGCCATTACCCTCAAAAGCATAGTCACCTGTTCCATACTCCTCCCATACTGCATTTTGCTCTGTGTTACCTATTGTAACAGAATTTTCAGAAGTATTAACGCAGTGTCCCCATGATTCTCTTGTATGAGTTGAATCAACAACAGTGTTCTGCACCGCCTGCGCTTCAAGTACCTGTCCGGCTTCCTTAAGAAACCGTTCAGCCGTTCTGTCAAGAGCCGCCTTTACAGCCAGAATGTTGTTTTCAAATTCGACTTCACTCATTTAATCACCCGGGCTGACCGCCTATATACTTTAAATAAATTTCGTAATGCTGGCAAAGCTCCATAGGGTTGTCAATCAGCATAATATCATAGGTTTTCCCTTTGATAAGCATGCGGCTGTTTTCAGCTGTAACGCCCTCTGCAAGGGGTATATAATCGCAAAGGAAAATATGCGTACTGTCCTCAATTTTAGCGTCAAAGGTTCTGTAATCACTGTCACCGCTTCTCAGGTCAAGAAATCCCTTAACCGTCTGAACAGTTTCCCATGTCTTTACAAGCTCTCCGATTTCGTTCTTTTCAGATTTGTACATCTGAATTTCGGCATCTGTATTTCCGATTATCATTTTTTCTCCTTCCTTACTTTTTGAAAAAAGTAAGACAAAAACTTTTATGTCGCTTTTACTTTAACTGAATATGTCACTTTAAGCACGAAGCGGAAGTAAATGGTCGTGCCTTATGCAGATTTTACAGTTAAAGTATAAGAGCGTCTGTCCTGCCGAGGTCACTCGGCTCAGAACCTCGCTTTCATGTATGGTTTCAGAAATCCCAGCAATGACTTGGGATACCCCATCACAGCATTGTCACCGTCCATATTAAAGTATGTAACGGAATGCCTTGAAATCGTTTCCGACTGTATTCCGACTTTCGCCCTGTTATCCATATCCCATTTGTAAAGATTTACAGCACCCAGAACCACATCAGGGGGATAGCTCACTTTTGTTATGAGATTTTTTGTGCAGTCAAGAAGTTTCCCCGAAACAGTCATGCCCTCGTCAGTAATTTCCGTTACAGTGTAAACGCCGTTGTTTAAAAGGCTCTGTGAAATCTGTATTGTATCACCCACCGCAAGATTAAGCGGTGGGTTTACAACCTTATTCTCAAAAATCCCTGAATATGAGCGTATCTCACGTATCTGGAAATTATTGTGGGTGTAGTTTCTTATGAGGTTTTCAAGGGCTGTCAGCTTCATTTCAAGGATTTCATCGGTTTCCTCTGTCTGTACAAGACTTCGGAGTTTTTCGGGCGAAATCAGCATTTCACGACCTCATAGCCGTCATGTTCCTTAAACCAACTTGCAAGAATCTTGTTTGAAGTTTCTGCTCTGCCGTTTGCAAACTGTACGCCGCCTGCACCCTTACCTACAAAGTCCGGGTTGTTCTTAACTGTTATAGTCCACTTTTCAGCAGACTCCTTTTTTGTATTTTCAGCCATGATAAAAAACCTCCTTACGCAATCTTAATATTTCTGAGTACACCTGCATGCTGTGTATTTTTAAGTACAGTAGCCGCAATCATTTCAACTTCTGCATTCTTCATAACACCGGGTGCATTGAAGTCAGGGAGATACTTGTCAATTACTGAGCCACCCTGTAAGCTGATACCATGGAAGCCGTCATTTACATCAAACTTTACAGCATAGATGTCGGTAAGTCCTGTGCCCACATCCCTTGTGATATTCTTCTTTACAACAGGATTTGCAGTTGCCACACCGCCTGTTACGGTGTAATGGTTCTGTAAGTCCATAAAGCGTACACCATCAATTGAAGTAATCTTCTTACCGAAGGCTTCCTCCGATTCAGTCTTGTAGCCAAGCACTCTTGCAACCGTCTGAATTTTTGTAATCATGTCGGTATTGAGAAGAAGTGCGTCAGCCTTTGTTGACTTGGTAAGAAGTGAAAGTGCTTCATAAAACTCATCAGCGTTCGCCTTAAGCTTTGTAATGTCTGAAAGGTCAATCACCTTGTCTGTGTTGTACTCGGTTGTAGTACCTGCAAGCATTGAATCAAGTCCCTCAAATTCAGGGCTGTCTGTAGCTGATGTTGCCACAGCGTCACCATTGATAAGGGTGTAATGGAAAAGCGAAACAACCGCCTTGATATGTTCCTCAATCTGATAAGCAAGGTTATCAAACTTGCCTGACGCTTTGTTTAAAACTCTGTCCATGTCAACAGCACCGCCCATAATAGCAAGTGCCGCTTCGTATTCCTGCTTTGTGGCAGCTGACGAAGTGTAGCTACCGCCAAGCTTTCTGAACTGCGCTGTTGCAGGAAGTACCTTTCTGAGATACTTGTACTTCATTGTTGAGCCGCCGCCTACAGAGGCAACGCAATCATCGAACTTGAGAAGATGAAGCACATCCGATTCTCTTAAAAAAATATCCACAATCTTGTCAAACACCTTGTCTGACATACCCTTTCTGATTTCGTCAAGTGTCATTGACATAAAATATCAATCCTTTCTTAATTCAACTCACTCTGCATTCTTAAAGCGTCTGCAAGGCTCTGGGGCTCTGCACCTCTGTTGTCGCTGTCAGGAAGCTTGTGCCGGTCACCGTTAATAAGCTTGTAGCCGTCATCGTTAACGCTGTCAAACATTTTCGGATATGCGGTTTTAAGCTCTGTGATACGGTCGGACAGGTCCTTTACACTGCCGTTATCGTCAAGCTCAAGTGCCTTACCCTCTGCCGACAGCCTTTCGTTAAGCTTGTATGTAAGGTAGTCAACATCAGCGGCGTTTTCGGAAAGAAGCGCAACCTTTACAGCATTTGAAAGCTTTGTTTCCAAAAGCTCTTTCTGTAAAGCTGTTACCTGTGTTTCATATTCTGAAATCTTTCCCTGCATATCCTCATTGCCCTTGCTTGCCTTCTTCATTTCCTCAATAAGTGAGTTCGCCTTTTCAAGCTCCGAGGTTTTTGAGGATAGATCCGCAGAAATACCGTCAAACTTGCCCTTTGACACATATTCACCGCTGCCAAGGTTACCAAGCTTTATCTGCTTGTCTTTATTTGCTTCATTTCCGTTATGCTCGTTGATTTTGCTTTCAAGCTTTGTGTAGAGTTCTTCGCCTAAAAGTTCCTTTAAAAATTCCATAATATTCTTCCTTTCGTCTTGTTTTTATATGCGGTATCTCCGCTACGAAAAGCAGTTTAAATGTCATACTTGGGACAACAGGCAGTTTAAACGTCATGCCCGGGACATCTTCTTTTTTGAAAATCGGCATCAGTTTTCTTTTTCAGCCAGAGCCGAAGCACTGCCGCACTTCTTTACAACCTCATCACCGCACATACGCTGTACATTGGCAATAAACCTGTCAAAAGCACGCTGTAAGCCCTCCCTGTCAGCACAGACATCATCATACATGGCGATAATTCTTTCCTTGTCAGGCGTTTCGGCTTCAACGGATTTGATAAAGCGTTCACGCTCGTTTGACTTGTTTTCTGATGTTTTCATAGGTTTCTCCTTTCTTTTGGGTATTACTCTGTATGGCTGTTTTTATTCATTTCTGCGGTGCTTTGGCTTGCATAAACGATAAAACAGCACAAAAAATAACGCATACCATTCGGCATACGCTTAAACAGCTAATTTCTTTACATTTGTTTCGGCTATAAAGGTTTTGACCTTATCGTATCCCCAGCCGCACGCAACAAGGCCGCTTACCATACATTCCATAGACTGCACAGCCTGTAAATCCTCTGCAGAAAAGCAATCTCTTAAATTGTCCTTTTTACCGATATTGTAATGTTCACGAAGCTGATTTGCATTCATACCGAACAGAACCTTATAAATACAGTTGGTGTATGTTGAATAAGCGTGACCGTGCATTCGTTCATTTTCGGTTGACTGCTGCAGTGCCTTTGTAAGTGACTGCCTTACCGCAATTCCTTTTTCACGTTCGATAAGCTTGCCCTGTAGCATTTTCTCCATAGCGTTAAACTGTTTGATATACGCTTCCTTGAATTTCATAGCCTTTTCGCCTGTGTAGCCCATAGCCAGAAGTGTAAAGCCATCACGGGTTACATAATACATAGGCTGTTTCTTGTTCTGAGAATTCATATAAGAGGACGGCGCAAAATTGCGCTGTCCGAATTCTTCGGAACATTCAAGAGTTCGTATACCTCTTAAAACTTCCTTGTGATT